TTCTAATGGGTTAAAACACATTAACCTTGAAGAATGGCGAAGATTTTTAAGAGACCCAGAAAATGCAGACGATGCAAATACTCAAGCTTATGGTGAGCCTAAATATGTATTTAAATCCCCAGACAGTAGAAAGTTTGGGTTAAGTCCAATACCGGACAAAGTTTATAATGTACACTTTTATGCATTTAATAGACCAACAGCATTAAGTGCTTTTGGTGACGAAATAGTTTTTCCAGAACAATACAGTAATGTAATTACAGCTAGAGTTAGATACTATGTGTGGCAATTTAAAGAAAGTCCACAACAAGCTGCATTTGCTTTAGAAGATTATAAAAAATCATTAAAACACATGAAGTCAAGTTTAATTAATCCTACCCCAAGAACTATGGTAGATGACCGACTTTACTACTAGGAGATATAAATGACAACTAAAATACCTGCAGAATTATCAAGTACCCCCGGAATAGCTGATAGTAGTGATGCAACGGCTATTACTATTACAAGTGCAGAAAAAGTTGGGATTGGTACTGCAAATCCAAGTCAACTTCTTACAGTAGAAAGTAATAGTTTTCCAATTTTACAAATTTCAAATACACTTGCTAATAATCCTGCTGATGGTGCTGCTTTAGATATAGTAGAAAAACAAGACGGTTATGCAGCATCAACAGCTACTTTTGGACAAACAGGTGTATATGGATATAGATTAAAATTAAATGGTAGCACTAATGAATTAATATTACAGTCAGGTTCACAAACTACAACTAATGATAGAGTAACAGTAGATAGAGACACAGGAAATGTAACTCTTGACACAGGTAATTTAGTTATAGGTACTTCAGGAAAAGGAATAGACTTTAGTGCTACAGGTGATGGTAGTGGTACAGATAGTAGTGAATTATTTGATGACTATGAAGAAGGTACTTGGACACCTACATTTGCAGGAGTTGCGGTTACAAATCTTTACGGAGCAACTTATATAAAAATTGGTAGGCAAGTTATTGCTGAGTGTTACATTAATGGTAATACACAAAATAACACTAATCAATTTAGATTAGCTGGTTTACCGTACACTGCAACTAGTGATGTTAGTTATGGTGGTGGGAGTATTAGTTATTCTGGGTCAGTAGATTTATCAGAATTTGCAGCACCTATAATTGCACCGGGTACAAATTATGCATATTTTCATTACATAGATGGAAGTCAATCTGGTAATAGTGTAACTAATAATGTTCTTTATGGTAAAGAAGCGGGAAACATATTATTAATAATTCAACTTATTTATAGGTCAGCAAGTTAATTTTAAACAATAAAAAGGTAACAATTATGGCAATAACAAAAGAAATAGTAGCAGATAAAATTGAAGTTCTTGAAATGGGTCAAGTACAAGTTAGAACTGCTACAGTAATAAAAGAAGATGGCACAGAACTTAATCGTTCTTTACATAGACATGTTTTAGAACCAAGTGTTAAAAATGATGAAACTTGGGAAGATACTGACATATCTGGTGAAGATGCAAAAGTTCAAGCTATCTGTAATGCTGTATGGACTGATGAAGTTAAAACAGCTTTTCAAGAAATGAGAGATGCTCAAAATACTTTAGGAGAGTAATATGGCACTAACAAAAATTTCAAGAAGTTTATTAGACACAGGAGTTTCTGATAGCTCTGATGCTACGGCTATAACTATCAGTAGTAGTGAGCAAGTTATGATTGGCACAACTGATGCAGGTTATCCTGATTATGGTGATAGCTTAACTGTTGCCGATGTTGATGGTGGTGGTGGCAATGCTGGAATGACTATAAGAAGTGGCACATCAAGTTATGGTACTTTTTATTTTTCTGATGCTACTGGAACAGCAGCAGGTACTTACGCAGGAAAAATGCAATATAACCATAGTAATAATTCAATGGTATTTGGTACTAATAGTACTGATAAATTAACTATTGACTCTTCTGGACGTGTCGGTCTTGGAACTACAAGTCCTGCTGTAGAATTACACATAAACGATGCAACTGGTTTATCAAGAATAAGACTAACAGGGGGTGCATCAGGAGCAGATAATTTTGAATTTGGTCAAGGTACAACAGGTGTTACAAATGGAGGTTTTGAAATTTATGATGTAGACCAAGCAGCAACACGTTTTGTAATTGATTTAAATGGTAAAGTGATGATGGGAAGAACTGCTCAAATTAATAGTTCTTTATTAAGTGTTGATGATGGTGGAGTTGGTATTACCTATGCAGGAGCACCTTCTACTTATTACAGACAAATGTATCAATCAAGCGGTGGAAATTTCTTTTTTTACAATGGTAATAATCAAGGATATATAGACCAATCAGGAGCTTTTAACGATGCTTCTGATGAAAGAATAAAAAAGGATATAGAAGATATTAACTATGGATTAGATATTGTAAAAGCACTAAAACCTAGAAAGTATAAAATGAAATTAAATGACAGTGAACAAATAGGATTTATTGCACAAGAGGTTGAAAGTTTAATACCAGAAGTAGTTGATACAGGCGAAACTCCAGATGGAGAAGAACAAAAAGGTATGTCTTATGGACACTTAACAGCAGTATTAACTAAAGCAATCCAAGAACTATCAGCAAAAGTAGAGGAACTAGAAAGTAAAATAAATGAGTAGAAGTCAACCTTACACGGTAGCATGTGCAGGAGGTCTAGTTACTTCATCAAATGCTATTGACTTGCTTAAAACTCCCGGTGTAGCAACTGAGTTAAGAAACTTTGAAGTTTCTACCAAGGGTGGTTATAGACGTATCAATGGCTTTACAAAATTTGGTGGTGGTAGTGCAGTACAACCTACAGGTAGCTCAACAACTATTTTAGGTGCAATACCCTATGCCGATGGTGTAGTTGTTTGTGCAGGTACAAGTATTTATTTTAGTCAAACTGGTACAAGTTGGTTAGAAATAAA